GATCTACACCGCCCAGCTCCAGAAGACGTCAACCGAGACGTTCGAGGAGATGGCGGGCCTGATGGACACGCGCGTCCTGCGCAAGTTCCTCGCCCCCAACGGCATCCGCACGGCGCTCGGGCGCGAGGAGATACGCCTCAAGAGCGGCGCGCGCATGAAGTTCCTCGCGCGCACCCGCAACGGCGGCAACGGCCAGCACGGCTCGCTGCTCATCTTCGACGAGGCGCAGTACCTCGACAAGCAGGCGCAGGGCAGCTTCCTGTCGGCCATCTCGGCGTGCAAGACGCGCCGCGGGCCGCAGACCATCTACAACGGCAACGCGCCCGAGGACGGCGACAACAGCGTGGTGTTCGAGCGCATCCGTGCCGACGCCCTCGCTGGCCGCACGAGGCGCACCGCGTGGACGGAGTGGAGCATCGGGTCGAGCCTCGAGCTGCCCGACGTCTCCGACAGGGCCGTCTGGGAGCGCACCAACCCGTCGCTGGGCGTGCTCATCTCCATGGACACCGTGGAGGCCGAGTTCGAGGCCGAGGACCCCGAGCAGTTCGCCCACCAGCGCCTCGGGTGGTTCGCCACGCGCGCCGACCTCGACCACCTGATATCGCAGGAGTCGTGGGACGCCGCGAAGGCTGACGACGCGCCCGAGTCGTGGCAGAAGCTCGCCTACGGCGTGCGCTTCACGCCCGACGGGCGCTCCGTGACGCTGGCCGCCGCGGTCACCACCGCGCAGGGCTGCCACGTCGAGTTCGTGCGCACCGAGCCGACCGTCGCGGGCATCGAGTGGCTCGTGGACTGGCTCGTGTCGCGCAGGGGCAAGGCGGCCGCCGTCGCCATCGACGGGCGCGCCGACGCCACCGACCTCGGGCAGCGGCTCGTCGGGGCGGGCATGCCCAAGGGCGCCGTCATGGTCGCCCGCACCTCCGACGCCATCGCAGCCGACGCGATGCTCGTCAACGCCGTCAACGACGGTACGCTCACCCACCTGGACGACCCCGCGCTCGCCGAGAGCGCTCTGGGCGCAACACGGCGCCCGATAGGCAAGGACGGCGGCTACGGCTTCGGCGGCGAGTGCCCCGAGCGGCTGGACGCCTGCGCGCTGGCCCTCTGGGCGGCGCGCACCACCAAGCGCGACCCAAGGCGCAGAGGGAGGATTGGATGATGGAACAGCCGGACACGTTCCGACCGATGCGCATGGGCGCGGTCGACCTGAGCGGCATCCCCGGCGCCAGCGGCCTCTCGGGAGAGGCGGCGCGCTGGGCGCGGCTGCTCGTGGACGAGTACGACGAGCACGCGGGCCACAACGAGATGCTGCGGAACTACTACGACGGCGTGGTCAAGGTCTCCGACTACGGCAGCAAGGCCGACGTGCCCAACGACCAGACGTGCCACTGGCCCGCGAAGGCCGTGGACGCGCTGGCCGACCGCATCACGCTCGAGCGCTTCAACGCGCCCAAGGACTACGACCGCACGGCCCTCGACGGCATCCTCGAGCGCAACAACGTCGTGGGCGGCTACAACCGCCACCTCGTGCCCAAGCTGCTCTACGGCTGCATGGCCGCGACGGTGACGCGAAACCTCGCGGGGAACGCCGTGGTGCGCTTCCACTCCGCCGAGACGTTCACCGCCATCCCCTCGCCCGACGGCAGGGACGGCGTCGTGGGCGCGGGCCTCGCCATCGCGCGGCAGGAGTTCGCGCCGTGGGCGGCGGGCCAGATGGTGCCGACCATCGTGAACCTGCACCTGCCCGGTAACGTCGTGGAACTGCGGCAGGTCGCCGCGGGGGAGTGGGTGGCCTCCGACGGCCTCCCGCCCGAGCCCGAGCCGAGCCTGTACGTGTTCTGCCACGACGGCACGGGCACCATGAACCCGTTCGGTCGCACGCGCGTCACGCGCTACGTGCGCACCCTCACCGACGACGCGATCCGCTGCATGTGGCACATGCAGATCTCGGGCGCCTACTACTCGGTGCCCAAGCTCGCAATGCTCAACCTGCTGCCCGAGCAGTACGAGGCCGTGGTGGGCGACAAGCTCAAGTACCAGATGGACCGCGTGCTCGCCACCGAGGTGGACGAGAACGGCGATTCGCGCACGACCGTCCAGCAGTTCAGCGGCAACAGCCCGCAGCCCTTCGTGGACGAGCTGAGGGCGCTCGCCGCGCAGTTCAGCGGCGCCACGGGCGTGCCGCTCAACAGCCTCGGCATCGTCCAGGACAACCCGTCCAGCGCCGAGGCCATCCAGGCGGCGCGAGAGGACATCTGCCTCGTCGCCGCGCGCGACATCGAGCAGGACGGCCGCACGCTCGAGCGCGTGGTCCGCGCCGCGCTCGCGGTGCAGGCCAACGCCACCACCGACGCGCTGGACGAGGGCGCGCTGGGCGTGAGGGCCAAGTTCGCGAAGCCGATGCTGTTCAGCGACGCCGCCCGCGCCGACTGGGTGACCAAGGTCGAGAGCGTGCGCCCGGGCTTCGGCCAGACCGACGTTGCCGCCCGCATGGTCGGCATCGACGACGCCGACCTCGACAGCGTGAAGAGCGACGAGACAAGGGCGGCCACGAAGGCCATGGCGCAGTCCATCTTCGGCGGCGAGAATGGCTAGGGTCAGGGTCAAGAGGCCCGTCCCACGGCGCTACATCGACGGTTACGCCGACTCGCTCGAGATGATCTCGGACGAGATGAAGCGCAGGCTTGCAGGCGCGTTGGCGAATGTCGACTACTCGCAGCCGGTGGCCTACGTGCGCGAGCGGCTGGTCCTGATAATGCAGGCGCACGTCTACGAGTCACGCGCGCTCGCCTCGCAGGCGGCTGCCGAGTTCTACGACGGCATCCGCGAGTTCGAGATCGGCGAGCGCATGGGCGCCGTGGCCTATGACAACTACGACCCCGAGGCTGTCGAGCAGCGCGTCCGCTCCGCGGTGACGCCACTCGCAAGGGTGCAGGACAGCTTCTACTGGGCCGACGACATCAGGCTGGACGAGGAGTACCAGCGCGAGCTGACGCGGCGTGCGAGCGAGGAGCTGGCACGCATCCTCGCCGAGTACGTGGGCTATTGCACGAAGGACGCGGCGGGCGGCACCGTGTTCGGCAACGGCCGCAGGGACTCCCGCAACGTCAAGTTCGCGCGCGTCCCACGCGGCTCCAAGAGCTACCCGAGCGGCTGCCCGTTCTGCCAGATGCTCGCCAGCCGCGGCTTCGTATATCGCAGCAAGCTTACGGCGGGCGGCGTCGACCCCGACCACTACCACGACAACTGCCAGTGCATGGTGGTCCCGTCGTGGGGCGAGGGGAGCGTCGAGGGCTATGACCCGAGCGCGTACGTCGAGGGCTACAACCAGTATCTCGAGCAGGACCACAGCGAGCACAATCGGCGCGTGGCCGAGACGCAGCGCAACCGCTACAACGAGCGCGGGCAGCTCAAGAGCGGAGACGGCAACCGCGTGGACCAGAAGGGCGCTCTCACCGACGAGGACCGCGCCCTTATCAGGAGCAGGCGGACGGCCAAGGGCAACGCCACGCGCAAGGAGCGCAAGGAGCGGTTTTTCTTCAGCCTCGGCGTCACCGAGTCCGAATGGAAGTCCATGAGCGAGAGCGAGCAGGCCGACCTGCTGCTCAGGCAGCACAAGAACTAACCCATTGTGCAAGCGCACAAACCGATGAATCAGGCCCCTCGTGGGGCCTTTTTCATACCCACGCAATGCGGCGGGCGGTCAATCGCCGCACCGACACCGGCTGGGGCCGGGAAAGGAGGCCAAGGATGGCCGACGCAAACACTCAGGGAACTGAGGGCACCACCGACGCCCAGACTGGCGCAGCTGCCCAGTCTGGCGAGCGCACGTTCACGCAGGAGGAGGTCAACCGCATGGTCGGTGACGCCCGCCAGCGCGAGCGGCGCAAGTACGAGGGGTACGTGGACGGCAAGGAGGCGACCGAGGCTGCCGAGCGCGCCGAGAAGGCCGAGGCGGAGCTGGCAAAGCTCAAGGCCGACGCCCAGCGCGCCACCGACGTGAGCGCGGCGGCCGAGGGGGCGGGAGTCCCGCTCGAGGTCGCGCAGATGCTCAACGGCAAGGACGCCGACGAGCTGCTGGAGCAGGCCAAGAGGCTCCTGAAGCTCATGCCGGTCCACCCGACCCGAACAGACGACGGTGGCACGAGGGCCGCCGCCAAGAAGACGACCGCGCAGATGTTCGCAGAGTCGGTAGCCGACCTGCTGTAGCGCGAGAGAGGGGCACGAGATGCCTACCAACCGCACCACCACCAACGTCATCCTCAATCCCGAGGTCAGCTCCGAGATCTGGGCCAAGACCCTCGAGGAGTCCGCCTTCATGCAGCTGGCGCGCCACATCACCATCCCCGGCCCCGGCGTGAAGGTCCAGACCATCACCGGCGAGCCGACCGCCAACTGGGTGGACGAGGGCGCCGCCAAGCCCGTCAGCGACCCGCAGTTCGGCACCAAGACCATCACCCCGTACAAGCTGGCAGTCATCGAGGCGTTCTCCGACGAGTTCCGCCGCGACAAGGCCGCCCTGTACGCAGAGCTGGTCCGCCGCCTGCCCTACGCGCTGTCCTCCAAGTTCGACAGCACCATCATGGGCACCACCGCGCCCGGCACGGGCTTCGACGTGCTCGGCGGCTGCACCAAGGTCAGCCTCATCCCCGCCAGCGGCAAGACCGTCTACGACCAGTTCCTCGCCGTGGACACCAACGTCTCTGTCAACGGCGGCGTGATGAACGGCATCGCACTCGCCCCGCAGGGCCGCGCCAAGGTGCTCGCCGCCGTGGACGGCGACAACCGCCCGCTGTTCACCGCTGGCGTCGAGTCCGGCACCGTGGGCAACATCCTCGGCGCCAACGTCGTGACCAAGAAGGCCGTCTACGTCGCGGGCGCCGCTGGCAACCCCGGCACCCCCGCCGTCGTTGGCATCGCTGGGGACTGGACCAAGGCCGTCTACGGCACCGTCGAGGGCATCAAGATCGCCATCGCCGACCAGGCGACCCTCACCAGCGGCGCCACCACCATCAACCTCTGGCAGCAGAACATGTTCGCCGTGCGCGCCGAGGTCGAGGTGGCGTTCGCCGTCGAGGGCACTGGCTACTTCAACCTGCTCACCGGCGACACGCCGAGCGCCTAATGGAGCGCATGGTCACGCCCTCCGGGGTGGAGGTGCTCGCGAGCGACTCCGACCGCGAGCGCTTCCTTCGCGAGGGCTACAGGCCGGTTGGCGGCAAGCCCGCACCGAAGCGCCGCGCGCCGCGCAGGTCGCAGAAGCCGCAGGACAAGAAGTAGGGAGGTGGTCGGCGTGTCGTACGCATCGGCCGAAGACTACCAGGCGCGCTACGGCGAGGTCGAGGACGTGGACCTGCTGCAGGAGTGCCTGGACGACTGCTCCGCGATCATCGACGCGGAGCTGGAAAGGCGCGGCATCGACCACGCCGACCCGTCCGACTCGCTCGCCGACCGCATGATGCGCGTCTGCCGCTCCATGGCGAACCGCGTCATGCCGAGCGGCGGCGCCGACATCCCCGTCGGCATCACGCAGATGTCGCTCACGACGGGGCCGTACAACAGGCAGTACACCTTCACGGGCGGCTACGGCACGCCGAAGATGCTGGATTCCGAGCGCAGGATGCTGGGCATCGGCGCGCGCATCGGGTTCGGCGCGCTGGCGGGCGATGGCGATGATTAGCGTCCCCACCGAGACCGTCACTATCTGGCACCCCGTGGCGCCAGCCGAGCGCGACGCCTACGGCAACCTGCGTCCCGCCGCCTACGACGCGGAGCACTCCGAGGACGTGGGCGGCGTGGTCGTTGGCGAGCTGTCGTGGGACGTGGGCGACGCCGACGAGGCGCGCCCAGACGCCGTGACTGAGACCGTGACGCTCTACATGCCGAAGGGCAACGACGGTCCCTACGACGGCTGCATGGTCACTGTCAGGCTCCGCGACTACCTCGTGACCGAGTGCCACGCCTATACCGAGGCAGCGGTCCCAGGGCCGCACAACACGTGGCTGAGGGCGGTGAGGCGCGTTGGCCAGTGACTTCAGGTTCGTGCCCGACCATGCGGGCTTCGCGCGCATGCGCAACGGAGCGGGCGTCAAGGCCGAGTGCCTTGCGCACGCGCAGGCCATCGCCGACCGCGCGGCGGCCATCGCGCCGTCGCACCGATCGGGCAGGGGCGCCACGTTCTCCGCGGACGTGACCGAGGGGCGCACGCGCTGCCACGCCGTCGCCAAGCAGGACGGCGGCTATGGCCGCGGCGGCCCGCTGCAGCAGGCTAGGGGGTTCTGATGGTCGACGAGACCGCGCTCACCGTTTCCATCCTCAAGGGGGCGCTCCCGACCGTGGACGTCTCCACCGAGTTCTCGGACGGCTCGCTCTCCGCAATGGGGGCGGGCCGTCGCGTCATAGTCTCGCACGCCTCGGACGAGTCCGACGCGTTCCTGCAGGTGCCGACGATGGAGCTGCTCTGCTGCGCCGAGTCGGACGCCACGGCTGGTGCGCTCGCGCACTCGTGCGTGGAGGCGCTGCAGGACGCGGCGCTCGACCATCCGCTGCTCTCAGGCGCGCGGCTGGTAGAGATGGGCCGCGACAGCTTCACGACGAGGGGCGGGCGCCACCGCGCGACCGTCCGGCTCTACATCAACGTCGAGTAAGGAGGGCCACACCATGGCTCAGACACCGAACAACACCAAGAACGTCTCCACGACGCGCGGCGTCAAGGGCGGCTACTTCTTCAGCGCCGTCCGCAACGCCACCACCATCGCGGCGCTCGAGACGCTGACCGGGGCCAGCGGCCTCGCCAAGATCACGACCGCCATCCCCGACGCCATCCCCAACATGGGCTACGTCTCGGGCGACGGCTTCACCGAGGGCGTCGACCGCTCGAGCGACACGCTCTCCGACATCAACGGCGACACCGTGGACACCTACGGTTCCACCACCACCGAGACGCTGGGCATCACGCTCATGGAGACCGCCAAGAACCCGCTCATGCTCTACTACGGCTCCGAGAACGTCACCGACGCGAACGGCCTGCTGACCGTCGACCACAACTGGTCGAACAGCGACGAGGAGCGCATCTGCATCCTCGACCTCGTGCTGAAGAACGGCCGCCGCTGGCGCAAGGTCATCCCCATCTGCAAGGTGACCGAGCGCGGCGAGTTCACGGGCAACAGCACCACCGCCTCGCAGCGCAACCTCACGCTCACCTACCAGACCGACTCCTCCGGCTCGGGCTGCCTCGACTGGTTCGAGTCCACCGAGACCACGTCCAACGGCTAGGGGGAGTAGATGAAGTCCGTCAAGTATGACGGCCGCGAGGTCGAGTACAGCCACGAGGCCGTCCACAGCTGGTCGGTGCAGCGCCGCATCGCACGCGGCGGCTCCGACGCGTTCGACGCCATCGACGCCATCCTGGGCGGAAGGGCCGACGAGGTGGCCGAGGAGCTGGGCGGCTCCATGGAGGCCATGAGCGCCCTGATGGACGCCATCGCCGAGGCCGAGGGCGCCGACGCAAAAAACTAGCCGCGCTGGCAGCGTCGTGGGAGCGCCACCCCCACGAGCTGCTGGCCGACTTCCAGCAGTTCTACGGGCTCGACGTGGCCCAGCTCATACGACAGGGGGAGGGCGGCGCGCGCTACGAGCTGTGGCGCGCATCCGCCCTCCTTTCGCAGCTTCCGGCGGGCGCCCGTCTGCGCGTCGCGGAGGACCCCGACGCCGCGTGGGACGCCACCACCCAGCTGCTGCGGCTCGTGGAGTACGAGCTGCGCACGTGGGTCATGGCGCACGCCAAGGACTCCGCCGAGCAGGAGCCGATACCGCTGCCGAGCGAGGCGAGGGACCGCGCCGCCATGGCAGAGCGCGCCGAGCAGGACATGGCCGACGTCGCCAGGACGCTCGGCATCCTAGGGGGTGATACCGTTGCCGGCTAACGTTGGCACCGCGTACGTGACCATCATGCCGTCCACCAAGGGCTTCTCCAGGGCCCTCGCGAGCGCGGGCGGCAAGGCGGGCAAGGCGTCCGGCGCCGCCTTCAGCGCCGACTTCGGCGGCGCGCTCTCCAAGCTGGGCAAGGTGGGCGCCGTCGCGCTCGGCGGCATCGCCACGGGCCTCGGGGCGATAGGCGCTGGCGCGATGGGCGCCTATGCCGACTTCGAGCAGCTGCAGGGCGGCGTCCAGAAGCTCTTCGGCGGCTCGTGGAAGACCGTCATGGCGAACGCGCAGGAGGCGTACCGCACCTCCGGCGTCAGCGCCAACCAGTACATGGAGCAGGTCACGAGCTTCTCCGCCTCGCTCATCAGCTCGCTCGGCGGCGACACCAAGCGCGCGGCCGAGCTGAGCAACCTCGCCATGACCTCGATGGCCGACAACGTGAACGTGTTCGGCTCGAGCATGGAGGACGTGCAGAACGCGTTCCAGGGCTTCGCCAAGCAGAACTACACGATGCTCGACAACCTGAAGCTCGGCTACGGCGGCACCAAGACCGAGATGCAGCGCCTCGTGAGGGACGCGTCGCAGCTCAAGGACGTGCAGGAGGAGCTGGGCGTCACCGTCGACGCGAACAGCCTGAGCTTCGACAACGTCGTATCCGCCATCGCGGTCATGCAGAAGAAGATGAAGATCGCGGGCACCACGACGAAGGAGGCCATGAGCACCATCTCCGGCTCCATCGGGATGGCGAGGGCCGCGTGGACCAACTGGCTGACGGGCCTGGCCGACGACGGCGCCGACATGGGCAAGCTGACCGACAACCTCGTGGAATCGCTCGGGGCGGTGGCCGACAACGTGGGCAAGCGCGTCGGCATCATCGGGTCGCGCATCGTGGCGGCCCTGCCGTCCGTCGCGCGCACCGTGGCCGACGCGATCCCGCAAATCGCGATGCCCATCATCGGCACGGCCTTCGACACCGTGGCCGCGTCGGTGGAGGGGCTGCTGCGCGGAATCGGCATCGACGTGCCCGCCGAGTTCGTCAGGTGGGGCGACGTGACCGACGCCTTCAACGAGGTGGTGGACGCCGCCCGCGGCTTCGCGGACAGCTTCTCCGCGGCGTTCGAGGGCACGGGCGCGCTGGGCTCGCTGGCCGACATCGGCGACAAACTCGGCGACCTCGGCCAGAAGCTGGGCGACCTGCTGCCGGACGTGGACGAGGTCAAAGGCGCGTTCGAGGACCTCGGCGGCACCATGGGCACCGCCATCGGCGACGGCGTGAACGCCGCCAGCGGCGCGCTCGACGACATCGGCGAGAAGCTCGGCTGGCTGTCGGACCACATCGGCGAGATAGGCGACGTGGTCGGCCCCGTCGCGGTCGGCCTGGGCATCTTCGCGGGAAGCCTCGGCGCGGTGGCGGTCGCCTCCGGCCTCGTCAGCCTGTCCGGCCTCGCGGGCGGCATCGCCGCGCTCATCGGCAGCCTGCCCGTCGTGACGGCCCTCACGGGCGCGTGGTCGGCCGCGACCGCCCTCGCCGGCGACGCGTGGGCGCTGCTGACGCTCCTGTTCGAGGCGTCTCCGCTCGGCATGGTCGTCCTCGGCATCACCGCCGTGGTGACCGCGCTCGCGCTGTTCTTCACGCAGACCGAGACGGGCCGCAAGCTCTGGGCCGCGTTCACAGGCTGGCTGTCCGAGACGTGGGCCTCGCTCTCGTCCGCCGCATCGTCGGCGTTCGAGGCCGCCAAGGCCGCCGTCACCGAGAAGGTGCAGGCCGCCGTCACCACGGCGACCAGCCTGTGGGACGGCGCCAAGTCCGCCATCACGGAGAAGTGGAACGCCATCAAGACGAGTGTCTCCAACGCCGCCAACGGGCTGAAGACCTCCGTCAAGGAGAAGCTGACCGCGGCGAAGAATGCCGTCGTGAACGCCTTCAACGGCGTCAAGGAGAGGCTGACCGCCCCGTTCACCGCCGCCAAGAACACCATCTCCAACGTCATCGGCGGCATCAAGCGGATGTTCCCGTTCAACATCGGTCGCATCCTCAGCCTGAAGCTGCCGCACATCTCCGTGAGCGGCGGCAAGGCGCCGTGGGGTATCGGCGGCAAGGGCTCGCTCCCGCACTTCTCGGTGAGCTGGTACGCCAAGGGCGGCATCTTCGACAGCCCGTCGGTCATCGGCGTCGGCGAGGCGGGCAAGGAGGCCGTCGTGCCCATCGACAAGCTGCGCGGCTACATCGCGGACGCGATGGGAGGAGCTGGCACCACCTACAACGTCTACCTCAACGACCTCGCCGTGAACGACGACGCCGCGATCGTCGGCGCCACGCGCGGCTACCTCTACGAGCTCAAGCGTCTGGGGGCCATCTGATGGCAATCGCGAACGGGACATACGAGATCCTCTCGCTCATGGACGTCACCATGGCGGTGGACGTCAACGGCAGCTCCGTCGCCAACAGCGCGACGGTGCAGCTGTGGGGCCGCAACGGGAGCAACACGCAGAAGTGGCAGCTCACGAGCCAGAGCGGCTACTGGTTCATCAAGAACTCGGGCAAGTCGCTGGACGTCCAGCGTGCCCAGCAGAAGGCGGGCACTCCCGTCATCATGTACACCCACAGCGGCAACGCCAACCAGCGCTGGAAGGTGACGGAGGTCGGCACGCAGGCCGTCAACGGCACGAGCTACCCCGTGGTCACCATCGGCGCGTTCAACGGAACCTCGCTCATGCTGGACGTGACGGGCAAGAAGACCGCGCCGCGCACCGTCATCGAGATATGGACGGCCAACGGCGGCGACAACCAGAGGTTCGTGCTCGTTCCGACCGAAGGGCGCTCGACGGGCGGCTCCACCGCGGGGCTGCCGACGCTGCCCACGCCGTCGGCGGGGGCCGCCGGCACGTCCGTCGGGACCGCCTCGAGCGGGACCATCGCGCTTGCCAGCGGGACCGTCTACCCCTGCTGGCGCGGCTCCGGCTCGACCTACCAGCTGCGTTACCGCACGCGCACGCGCGCGGCGGGAGGGGCCGTCGGCGCGTGGTCGAACTGGATGAGCATCTCCGACGGCTCGACGGGCTGTGACGGCTGGGGCGCGCCGGGCATGTCCAACTGCACGGCCACCGACGCTGGCGGCCGCAAGTGGTCGCCCAATGGCGTCGCCGTCGACAACTCGTCGGCGCACGACCTCACGGAGATAGAGTTCTCCGTCCGCGAGTGGCGCGCCGCGTCCGGCAGCTCCGAGGCCGCGCACGGCGAGGCGCTGACGTGGACGGTGCGCGTGGCGCGGCCCGTCGCCGTCTCCGACATCGACGCCGCCCTCAGCCCCGAGGGCGTGGTCGTGTCGTGGGCGTCGAGCGCCACGACCGCTGGCAACACCGTCACGATCCGCTCGGAGCAGACGGGGGCGCAGACCGTCGTCGGGGCGGCCAGCGCCGCGACGCAGATCCCCATGCGCTCGCTCGCGCGGCGCGTGGCCGAGGGCGACTCCGTGCGGCTCACCGTCACGGTCACCACGCCCGACGGACTGAGCGCCTCGCGCACCGAGACCGTCGCGCTGTCGTACCAGTCCGGGCACGGCTCGGGGCTGTCGCTCTCAGCGTCGGTCGCGGGCACCGTCGCGACCGTCACGGCCAGCGACCCCTCCGCTCGCCTCTGGCTCGTCGTGCCGCGCGGCCATGGGACGCGCTACGTCGAGGTGCCCGGCAGCTCCCCGTGGAAGGTCGCCCCCCCGCTCGGGGTGCCGTGGACGGCCTACGCTGCAGTGGGCGGAACGACGTGGCGCTCCGTGACGCAGGAGTTCCCCGCCATCGCGGACGGCGGCTACCACGTGACCTCTCAGGACTGTGGGACCGACCTCGCCATCTACCACAACCTGGGGAGGTCGCCCGAGTTCTCGCCGCGCTACGCGCGCTCGTCGCGTTCGATGGAGGTCATGGGGCGCGAGCGGCCCGTCAACGCGCTCGGCAGCTCCACCGCCGCCAGCTGGACGCTGAAGGGCGCCGTGCACGGCTCGACGCTGGACGAGGGCGTGGCGCTGGCCGACTGGGCCGCCCACGCTGGCCACGTCTACTTCCGGGCGCCGAACGGCTTCTGGGCGCAGGCGCTGGCGTCGTCGGCCGAGGTGGACCTCTCCACGCGCGCGTCCGGCTTCGTCTCGGTCTCGCTCGGCTTCGACGAGGAGGTGTGGTAGATGGCTGTCGACTGGTCGCGCGGGGACCTGACGCACGGGCTGACGGTGCTGCAGGTCGACCCCACCGACCTCGCGACCGTGCGCGACGAGCTGCACGGCGTGACGGGTGGGAAGCTCGAGTTGTCCTACTACGGCGACACCCGCATGTCCGCGCAGCTCGAGTGCGTCGGCGCCCACGGCTGGGACGGCACGAGCGCGCTGCGCCTCGTCCACGAGGTCTCGGACTGGACGGGGCCGCTGCTGCGCGAGACGCTCTTCACGGGCTACGTCACCGACGCGCCGTGGGGCGGCTCGGGCGACGGCCTCACGACCACCTTCTCGCTCGCGTCCACGCTGATCGCATGGGACGGCGAGGGCAGGGGGGCCGTCGCCGCGACGGGCCTCACGGTCCCGTCGGGCGCCAAGGCGCTCGCCGCCATCCGCTCCATCGCGACCGACACGGCGCGGCCCATCCGCGTGCGCGGTGACGCGACGGACTACATGTTCACGGGAGCCTGCGTCTACGAGGCGGGCAGGTCGTGGCTCTCCATCGCCATGGACCTGGCCGACAAGGCGGGTGACCGCGTGACCGTCGACGCCGACGGGTTCGTGGCCATAGAGCGCTACGTCGAGCCGTCGGGCCGCGTGCCCGACTGGGACGTGGACCCCGAGGACCCGCGCGGCCTGCTCGCGGGCGAGCCGTCCGGCGGCACCGACGCCCTCTCGCACCCGGCGCGCGTGATAGTGCGCAGCGACTCGGGCGACGAGTCGGTGACGGGCATCGCATCCGTGCCCGACGGGGACCCCGCCTCGCGCGGCGTGCGCGGCTACACCCCAGACCGATTCGAGATGGTGAGCGACCTGACGCCGTTCACCGCCGCAGCCGCGACCGAGAAGGCGCGGCAGCTCCTGCAGTCGTCCTCCGTCGAGGAGAGGACGCTGAGGCACGGACTGTTGTACCGACCGCTCCGCGAGGGCATGGTCGAGCGCTGGCTGGACGGCGGCGCGGGCACGCGCTGGCAGGTCTCGTCGGCGCAGCTCGACTTCGATACATGGACGTGGCAACTAGACCTGAAAGGCGGCTGGTAAATGCCTGGAACCGACATCGAGCTCGCCCGCGCGCTCTTCCCCAAGGCGAAGGATGTGGTGGCGGCGGGCCTCGGCTCGTCCGTCACCGTGCGCACCGAGCGCGGGCGTGCAGTCTCCGACAGCTCCGAGGGGCTCGTGGAGGTCGTGCTCGACACCGTCGCGGTTGGCGACGACGCGACCATAGAGTGCCCGACGTCGTGCTCCATCTCCGAGGGCGACGAGGTGCTCGTCTACATCAGCGGCACCACGCCCGTGGACGTCGTGGTCGCTGGCGAGGGCGACAGGCAGGACGAGCGCATACACGCCATCGAGGCGGACTACGTGAAGGCGTCCACCCTGGAGGCGGACGTGGCCGACATCGGCTTCCTGAAGGCCGACAGCGCGACCATCACCGACCTACAGGCCGACGCCGCGAAGGTGCATGACCTCACGGCGGACCAGCTCTCTGCGGCCACGGCGTACATCGCCACGCTCACCGCGAACAGCGTGACCGCGGCATCCCTGACGGCTGACGTGGCGAAGGTGCACGACCTGACGGCACAGCAGCTCTCAGCCGCAGCCGCGTACATCGCGCAGCTCTCGGCTGACAGCGTGACCGCACAGCGCATCGCGGCGATCAGCGGCGACTTCGACACGGTGAGGGCAAACGCGGCCAAGGTGGCGAACCTCACGGCGGCGGAGCTCGAGGCCGACCATGCCACCATCGGCTCGCTGGACGCCAACTACGCGAAGATCACGAACGGCCACATCGACTCCGCGCTCATAGACACCGCCGCCATCGTGGACGAGCAGGTGTTCACGGTCACGGGCAACAAGGCGACGCTGGCTCAGATTGACGCCTCTAAGATCAACGTCCTGAACCTCAAGGCGAAGGATATTGAGGTCGAGCGAATCAACGGCCAGCCTGTCACGAACAAGACCCTCGTCGACGCCCTGAGTCAGCACGAGACTGATATTTCAGGCCTCGATACGAAGATTGACAACGAGGTGGAGGCCCTCAACGACCGCATCGACGGCGCCATCGAGACCTTCACGGGCACGGCGGTGCCGACCCTCAGCAACGCTCCCGCTTCGAGTTGGAACACCACCACGCTCAAGGACCAGCACGTCGGCGACGTCTACTATGTCGTAAACAGCCAGTCTGCCCAGAACGGCTACTGCTACCGATTCACCAAGAGCGGAAGCACCTACTCTTGGCAACTTATTAAAGACAGCGACGTCACGGCAGCTCTTTCTAGGCTCCAGACAGCTGAGGGAAAGATTGGCGACATCGAGCAGTTCGACGTGACGGTCGGCAGCTTCATGACCGATACCGACGAAGAGCTGTCTAGCCTCAAGACAAAGACTACCAATCTAGAAACGTCCCTTGGCGACAAGGTGGACACGTCGACGTTCAATACAGTTTCGCAGAAGGTCGATACCAACGAGGCCAACATTACGTCAATGAGCACGGTGCTCACGAACAACGGCCTGACGTCATCGACCAACATTACCAACACCGTGAACACGGTAAAGCAGACCGCCGACACCAACACGTCTAACATTTCGTCATTACAGACCACCGTCAGCGGCCACACGACCACCATCCAGCAGCACACGACCTCCATCAGCCAGAACACCGACGCAATCGCGCTCCGGGCCACAAAGACCGATGTGCAGCAGGTCAGGCCTGCCTACGCGACAAGCACTACTGGCGCTGGCACAGCGGCGAAGGTTGCGACCATCGACCCCGCAGTGACGGGCTACGCGCTCTACAAGGGGGCGTCGGTGTCCGTTGCGTTCTCTACGGCGAACACGGCTGCGACCCCGACGCTGAATCTGAACTCCACTGGCGCGAAGCAGATACGCTCCTACACGGGGGCCGCCCTGTCTGAGGCCGAGTACAAGTGGGCGGCTGGCGCGACCATCGACCTCGTTTATGACGGAACCTATTGGCGCATGCAGGACGGTGGCTCGGTGAAGCGCGTCACAGCAGCCGAGGCGTCAATCAGAGTCAACGCCGAAAACATCGAATCCAAGGTATCCAAGGACGGGGTAATCAGCTCCATCAACCAGTCCGCAGAGACGGTCAAGATTCAGGCGTCGAAGGTCGAGATCGACGGCACGGCTGTGTTCTCGGCCATCAGCTCCGACGTTGACGATGCCATTACGTCTAAGGGCTACCAGACCTCATCTCAGGTAAACAGCGCCATCACATCCAAGGGTTATGCCACCACCACTCAGGCTCAGAGCTACGCCACCACGGCGAAGTCTGAGGCTATATCCGCTGCGGCAAGCGACGCAACAACCAAGGCGAACGCCGCCGAGGCGAACGCGAAGGCGTACACGGACGCGTTGGAAATTGGTGGGAGGAATCTGGTCGTTGCGTCAAAGTTATCGAATGGCTATCTTGCAGGAAGTGGCTCAATCGGCGGAATGAACGCAACGCGTAAGGAAGGATACAGCGACTATATACCAGTCTCTTCTGGCGAGAGTCTCGTGTTCCAGGCATGGGTGACCGTTACCGACAGTTCGACCGAATTCCTCTGGATGGCCTATGAGTTCTACAACTCCAGCAAGACGTACATCGGAAGCAGGCCGACAAAGTATCACGGAACCGTCCTTGCCGATGGCCGCACCTATAACTTATTCGACGGGATAACCGTTCCAGATGGCGCAGCGTACATTCGAGTGTCCATGCGCCGTTACGACAATGGCGTCATGAAGCTTGAAAGGGGCAACAAAGCCACCGACTGGACGCCTGCTCCTGAAGATATTGAAGCTAACGCAGTCAAGCGCACCCAGCGAATCTGGTACCGCAAGAGCGCTTCGGGTGCACCAGCCACGCCTGGAACGGCATCCTCGAACTGGGTGACCAAGGCCGACGACGGCAACGACGCATGGACCAAGATGCACATAGCCATCAGCAGCACGCACAAGTACATCTACACGTGCGAGCAGTATGAGATGGCAAACGGCACGGTGGGATATACGTCCGTCCTGCTGGACAACACCATCACGGTCATCGACGGCGGGAACATCATCACTGGCAGCGTCAAGGCGAACACGCTCGATGCTGCAGACATCAACGCCAGCAAGAGCCTGACGGTCGGAGCGATGACCGATGCAGCTGCCAGCACGATTCTGAACAGCAACGTGCAGGTGGGCGGCAAGAATCTCGCGCTTGACAGCAAGCTTGTGTCGCACGATGCCGTCGCAAGCGCTCCATACGCTGGGATGTATTCAACCGCACCAAAGGTAGAGAGAAGCGACGGGTTTGTTGCCATTGCGCCGAAGCAAGGGGGCAACTGGACTGGTCTCGTAGTCTACATGGACTCACTCGGCCTTGCTGTCGGGGACTTGGTGGTGTTCTCGTGCCTGTACGAGTACCAAGGGTGTAACGCCAACCTCCACTTCTATGCGATGAGCCTCAACTCAAGTGGCACAAGAATCTATCCAACCTTCGAATTACGTGGGTCGAACGGGTATAACGGAAACTATCACAGCGTAACTCAGCTCGCTACCATCAACTCGTCCAACCCATCTGGAAAGGTGTGGGTTGTTGCCGAGTGGTCGCAGGCCGCACAGGATACGATAGATGCTGGCGGTCACGTGCGCTTCACGTTCCAAGTGAACGGCACGACGGAAGTCACCTCTGGCGGTTCTGTGCATCTGTACGCCACGAAGCTCGAACGCGGCAACAAGGCTACCGACTGGACTCCCGCTCCCGAAGACACTCAGGAGAGCATAGACACCAGCGTCGGCGAAGTAAACGCCTCTCTGGTGGCAACAGAGGATTCCCTGAGCCAGCAGATCCAGGACACGAACGACGGCCTGTCCTCCGTCTCGGCGACGGTCACGCAGCTCAACACCATCGTCCAGCAGGACCGAGCCGACATGGGCCGCTGGCTCAACTTCAACGAAAGCGAAGGCCTGACAATCGGCAAGGCTGGTAGCGCGTTCAAGGTTGTCACGGACGAGACGAGACAGGCGTTCATGTACGGAAACGAGACCCTTGCCTACACGTCTGGTGACCGTTTCGTGGCCCCACGCATGGAGGCTGACGAGCTGCACATCGGCAACTGGATGTGGGTAAAGCGGGACAACGGCAACCTGTCCCTCAAGTGGATTGGCTAGGAGGTGAAACATGGCAACTGGTTACGGCGGATGGCTTGCTACAGATGACTGGCGGGCTAGGGTCGACGCGAACATAACCACGACCAAGGACGATTCTGTCGTAGTAACGGTTCAGGCCAAGATTCAGTCGGCATACACAAGCACGAGCTATGCGAAGGGCCGCGCTGGCAAGAGCGGTTCCTACGGCGG